CGAGGATTTCCTTGAGCATTTCATCCGCCTCCCGCTCCCAGTGGCGGGGGCCGTGATCGGCGAGCTTGCGAGCCTGCGCCCAGTCGATTTCCCGGAAATAGAAGCTGTAGCCGGCGGCCCGGTACCAGTTGAGCACCGGCTCGGCGGCCTTGAGCTGCACGGGCTGGTCCTTATTGACCGCATCCAGGATTACGCCACGGCCCACGACCGGCGCGACGTGCGAGATCACCCCCGCCCGCTCGTAGAACACGGCATAGGCGTGGTCAGCGAAGTCCTTGACATCGGCGATGGGTACATGATGAGTCCAGACCTGCGCGAACAGCTCGGCGGCGGTTAGGCGCACGTTATAGCCCAGGCAATACAGCGGCCAGCAGAGCGTGCCGCTGCAGTCGGTGGCGAAGATGTTCTCCCGGCCCAGCTCGTAGGCCGCCCCCTCCAGGAGAAGCGCGAACAGGCGGAAGCGCTGCGGGAGCGAGGCGAGCAGGAGCTTGCGCTCCAGGTGCGGGGCCAGACGTGCGAGGTCGATCAACACCACCACCCCAGCAGTTTCGTCGCCAGCGTCACGATCGCGACCCTTGCCACGATGACGCTGATTATCGTGCCGACCGTCCAGCGGCGGTCCTGCTTGCGGGTATGCAGCTTGCCCTCGGCGCGCTTGACGGCTTCGGTTTTCTGCTGATCCAGGTACACGGATATGTCGCGTACCTCCTGCGCGATGGGGCAGGTCTTGAAGCGGTCGCGGAAAAAGGTATGGACCAGATCATGCAGCGCATTGAACTTCTGCATGTACCCGTTCTTACAGAACAGGGCATACAGCTCCGTGATCTGCTTTTTCATGGGTTCCAGCATCGCCAACTCGGTGGACATGCTATTGACCGCGCGCTGGATCGCAGAGTTGAACTGCGCGGCCTCGGCGTACTGCAGGCGGAGCTTCTGCACTTCCTTCTCCACCGCATCCGTGAAGGCTTCGACCTTGGGGACCACGATCTCCTGCACCTTGACGGCGGCCAGCTCGACGATCTGCTCTTCGGTGTAGGGCATCAGTGCGTACTCCTCCCGTTACCGCCGACCGGCACGGCCCGCGCCTCATCCCCGTCCCGCCCCGGCCCCGGCTCCTGGCCCCGCTGCGGGGGCTGGCCTTCGACCGGCGCGGGGGCCGGCGGCTCCGGCTGCGCGTCCTTGATCTCGGCGTTCTCGATGGCAAGCCGCTCGACGTTCTCGGAGAAGCTGGAGCCGTTGTACTCGGAGGCCACGCGCTCGCGGGTGGTCGACCCCTGAGCGATGCGCAGGTCGTCGGCCTCCGCCTCGGCCTTCGGGTCGATGCTCGGCTGCGGGATTCCGATCCAGTCGCAATTGAGCCACGCCGCAGTCATCACCGGCGATTCCTCCCAGCCCGGGGCGGTGATGCGGCCGGCGGCGATCTCACCGGCGAGCCACTGCCGGTAGATCGGGTTGAGGAAGTTGCTCGCCAAGAATGACCTCCAGTGGACGACCGTGTTCCAGAACAGGATCAGGCTCGCACGCGACGCGCTGTAGTTGGCGTTGAAGCTCATGTCCAGCACTTCAACGGGGATGCCGAGGCTGGAGGAGAGCATGGACTTGATGGCCTTGATGAAGGCCTCGAAATGGACGTTGGGCCGCTTCACGTCGAAGCTGGCCAAGTCCTCGCCGGCCTTGAGGGTTTGGATAATCAGGCCGGGGTTGCTGATCCAGGCCGCGCTGGGCGGCTCGTTGCGGGTATCGCCTGCATCGGTCTGGGCGGCGGAGGTACCGCGCTCAACTACCCCGGACAGCGCCCGCGATGCCTGCGCTGTTGGGCTTGGCTTGATATAGGCAGCAACAAGCGCGTTGACCACCGCGGCCTCGATCTCGGCGAGTCCGTAGTCGGTGAGTTTCTGCAGCTCGTGCACGATGGGCGCCAGGACCGGGATGCCGCGGGTCTGGCCCACCGAATCCCACACCCCGACGTGGTTGAAGAACAGCCGCCCCGATTTTGGCCCCGTGCGCGGGATGCGCGTGTCCGTGCCCTTGAGTTCGTCGCGGATGTAGTAGGCGACGGGGCGGCCGGTGGCGTCGAACTCGATGCCGTCGGTGATCGTGTTCCCGCGATCGGCCGCCGCCTTGATCAGCGCCGCGGTCCCGGGGTTGACCATCTGCTCGGGGCGGAGGAACTGCAGCTCCAGGGGGTTCATCCGCGAGCGGTCGGAGGAGGCGCGCAGGATGTTGAGGATCTCCCCGTCGCGCAACACGTTGAGGAACGCGAAGCGCTGCAGCTCGTAGGCATTCATCCGCCCGCTGGCGTCCAGTTCCTTGCTGATAGCCCACAGGTGGAAGCGCGTCTCTACGTCGCGGGTCCAGGTCCGGCGGGCCTCCTCGGTCATCGCGGGGGCCACGATCGACCAAGACGGGGTGGCCTGCAGCGACAGCCCGTCGCCGACGACGTTCTGCAGCAGCCGGTCCAGCAGCGCCCGGCCCTGCGCGCTGTCCCAGTAGGCGATCCGCGAGCGGCGGCGCAGGGTCAGGTAATCCATGGCCCAGGAACCGGCATAACCCAGGGCGCCGGGGAACTTCTCCCCGCCCCAGGAGGAGGTCAGGCCGCCGTTCCAGGTGAAGGCGGCGCGGGCCTCGCGGATGCGGTCACGGGCATCCCCGGGGGTGATGCCCTGTACGAAATGGGGGGCGGTAGCGGCGGGCGGGCGGCGGAAGATCGAGCGGATGCGGTCGGCGAGGTTCATCCGTGCCTCCGAAACTGCACCGAGACGATGCCGGAATCTCCGCGCTCGCGGGCCAGGACTTCCTCCAGCTCGGCCTCCAGGAGGCTGATGGTCTTGTTGATCTCGGTGAGATTGGCGCGGGTGACGGACTGGGTGCCTTGGCCGGTATTTACGTTATAGCCCTGGGCGGTGAGGGTGGCGAGGCGGGCGGCGTAGGCTTCGGTGAGGTCGGCGCGGACCTGCGTGGAGGTGCGGCTGCTCATGGGCGCACCTCGAGCCGGTCAGGAATCCCGGCGCGCTCGGACCACCTAGGCGGGTTGACCTTGGGGGCGGTGAACCGCCCCCGCTGCACTTAGGCGATCTCGCCTGAAATGCTGGATTCTTTCACGGTAGGCCCTAATCTATTACGGGTGCGAAAATTATGCAAGTGCCTTTTTCATGTCTTCCAGTTCCCGCCAGAAATCCGCCCAGGCATACTCAACCTGGGCCTCCCGGCCCAGCGCCTTGGTCGTCGCTTCCTGGACTTCCTGCCGGTGCAGGCCATAGACAAGGTATAGCGCGCCCAGGGCGTAAACCCGCGCATCCAAACTCTCATTGCGGGCGTGGCCAGGGATCGGCGCCCAGCGCACACGGCCGTTGTCGTCGATCACCTTCTGCTCGGAGATCAGCTTGCGGAAGTAGTCCTCGCCGTAGTCGACGGGGTGGTGGCAATAGCCGGGGAACGGATTCTGCGGGGGCAGGCCGTCGGGGGTGCCGTAGCCCAGGCAGTTGTAGGTCTCCTGCTTGAGATATCCGGTGTTGAGGTCCACGCGCTGGACCTGGTAGCCGGTCTCCTGCCGCAACGCCCAGATGCGCCGCTCCCCGCGGTCGGCGGCGAGATGGGCATCACCCTTGACCGGCAGCACCCCGCTTGAATAGCGCTCGCAGAAGGCGTACACGGCTGGCGAGTTGTAGCCGCAGTCGATCAGGTTCATCATGCTGCGCAGACCCGCATGCTCCTTGCCCAGCACGTCGGCCAGCGCCCTCCAGGCGTCCCCGTCGATGTCGGCGGTGTCTCCGGGCAGCGTCAGATACTCCACGCTCCAGCTCTCCCGGCCCCGGCCCCAGGCCACTACCTCGGCCTCGATGCGGTCCTTCTGCACATCCGCGCCGATGGTCAGGATCAGCGGCTTGGCGTCCTTGGGCAGGGTGCCAACATGGTAGCCGCTGCGTAGCGCCCGCTGCTCCACGCGCGCATGCTTGGGGGCCTCGCCGGATTCAACCCAGGTCTCGCCGAGAATCGTATTCACGAACGACCGCAGCCGGGTCAGGTCATCACCGACCTTGAGCCATTCCAGCACGATATCCTCCCAGCTCTGCATGCCCACGGGGCTGTACAAGCTGGAGATGTGGAAGCTGCGGAAGTTGGGCGTACGGGCCTGCGCGGTCGGCCGCCATTCTCCTTTTTCCAGGAACGTCAGCTTGTCGGAGTTGCGCCACTTGTGCCGGCAGCCGGGATCCTCGCACTCATACCAGACGTGCCCCGTGCCCGGGATCGGCTTGCCGTTGGGGGCCAAGTCGAACACGAGCCGGCCCTGGGCGTCGGTCTCGTACTTGATGCGGAAGCGGTCGTCCCCCTCGCGGGTGTCGTCGCGCCACTTGAGCACCTGCATGCGCCCGCAGGCCGGACAGGGCACGTAGTAATAGCACTGGTCGCCCTCCAGAAATAACTGCTTGATCTTGGAGGTGGAGTCGTCCAGTGGCGTTGAGCCGTAGACGATTTTCCGCGTGAGCGGATACTCGCCCGTGCGCCGGCGGGCCAGGGCCACCGGATCGCCCTGGTTGGCCGTCACTCCCTTCTTCTTGTCGCGCGCCCCAATCTGTAGCTTCCACTCGTCCAACTCATCGAGGTACAGGTAGCGGATGCCCGTGCCGCGCAGGAACGGACCGCTGGGCCCGCCGATCAGCAAGAACCCCCCGGGGAACTCCTTCTTGCCCTTGGAGTCGCCGGTTTTCTTGTTGGCGCGCTTGGTGGTCTGCGAGGAGATGCGACCCATGAGCCCGGAGGTCTCCAGCATCCGGTCCACCCGGAGCTCGGTAACGGTCTGCGCCTGCTCCTTGTTGGCGCCGACGAACATCGCCGCCCCCGGGCACTGCTCGATCATGTAGCCGATATGGTTTTCGATGATGCCCACGTTGTAGCCGATGCGCGCGCCCTTCATCAGCGCCACCTCGCGCACATCGCTGGACTCGCTCAGGCAGTCGGCGATCTCGCGCAGGTAGGGCGTGGTCGCCCAGCGGAACGGGCCGGGCCGTGAGGTGAGGGAGGCGGGCAGGTATCTCCTGCTTTCCGCCCACTGCGACACCTGCAGGTCGTTGACCTTATCGGGGATGAGGTCCAGCGCCCGGTGCACCGAGGCCAGCATCTCGGCGCGCTTTTCAGGGGAGGCGATCTTTAGGAGATCAGGTGGTAAGGTCGCCGAGGCCAACAGCGCGCGCTTTTTCCTTGAGCGCCTTGGTGGCTTCGGCGATTTCTTTTTCGGCATACAGGATCGCTTCTTGCAGCGGCCGGCCGGCCCTGCACATCTCGTAGAGCACCGGCACGATGCGCTTGGGCATGTCGAGGATCTGCGGCTTCCACTCGGCGCCGAATGCAGCGAAGCAAGTTTCGACCATGCGGCGCTCGGTGTACATGTCCAGCTTGCGCGCGCGGTCTACATCGTCCTTTGCGGTCTTGGCGTTGAGGTTGCGGATTTTCTCGACGAGCATCTGCCGGTGGAGCTGCGCAATATCCTCGGAGCGCTTGCCGCGGCCCTCACCTCCCCCGGTTCCGCTCTTGGGGCGCTTCGCTACGGTGTGGTCGGCCTGTCGGTATGCCCGATTGACCGGATCGGTGAGCTTGATGCTCCCGCCGTCGCCCTCGATCACCTCGCCTCTGCGGACGGCCTTCGAAATCGCCATCTCGGTGACCCCGCAGAGCTCGGCGAACTCTGCCCTTGATACAGCCATGCTCTAAGTATATACTGGTAAACCAATTACGTCAACGGCCTCAGTATGCCTGTTCCGAGCGCCGCAGGCTGACCCGCCTATCTTTGGGAGGCGGCACAGTACCTTGCGCTGTCTTGTCGGTCTTGTTGGGCTTCTAAAAGATAAGACGCAAGTAATTGTATATGTTGTAATGAATTAAAAGTTCTGTCTTGTCGGTCTTGTCTGTCTTGTCACCCTGCGCCTATAGGGGGAAAATTGTACACGATGATTCTGATCGATGAGTGCATGACGAACATAGCCCCACGTAGACGTGTTTTCACAAGACAACAAGACACGTATATTATTATAATACTATTAAATAAGATAAATATATATAGGATAACGAATTATAAAACATGACTAAATTACTAATGGTGTCTTATGGCCAATAAGACAGAAGCCCTTTTCTATAAGACAACAAGACAGTGAATAAATGGCAAAACGTAATCATGCCAAGTATTTCATTACAGGATAATGAATTATGGCTGTCTTTTATGTCTTGTTTGATAGTGTACGTTTAGATATGAAAAATACAATCTCAATTAATTGTCATCTCATAGACAATAAAGTATGGCAGTAATGAATACTACGGTATCTGATACCATTATAAGATAATGGCATACTATGCTATTATCTAATCAGGTATTGGATAGATTGCGTCCAATACTACTTGCATTTATTGGGCGCATATAGTACAATACTAAAATGAACACTTTGAGCTACCTGGTTATTTCGCTCGGGGCATCCAGAAGGCGGCTGCTAAATGCGGCGCATCGTCTCGGCTATCACAGGACTGGGAGAGACTACGTTTTCACGGACGAGCAGGTGGCCGCCATCTTGCACGAGATGGCCATCGGCCGAGGACATCCATCGCTGTATGAAATGGCCAGGCGCAGACTCCATCGCATTTTCCGAACCGACCGCGATGCAGTGACGCTCCTTCTCAACGCCTCTGAAAGTTGCCGCGGTGAACTGAAATGGCTTTTCGAGGGAAGCGAGGAAGCGATCCGCGACCGGCTCAATACGATCAAGAAAATCCAGGAAGAAAAATAAAGGCCCGGTTTCCCGGGCCCTTGTGCTTAGCGGGTAACCGCCTCGATCTCCCCTGCCTCGCCGACGAGTTCTGTGCTCTCTGCCACCGGATCGTACTTGTACACCCCGTCGGCCTTGGCGTAGAACACCTGCCCTGCGACCACCTCCAGGTCCGTGATCCCGCTGGCGCTGGTCAGCGCGGTCTCCGTACCGCTGGCCATGTCCAACTCGGCGACCGTCCCAGACTCGTAGGCGACGTACAGCTTGCCATCGGCATAGGTGCGGGGCTGGCCATGGATCGGCTCTGCGGTGTCGCGCACAACGGCGCCGGTGATGTTGCCCTCGGCATCGACGCTGACGGATGCTACATGCGAGGCATCAGCATAGAGCATGTCCTTAAGATAGGCTGCGCCCGTGGCCGCGTTGATGCGCTCTGTGAGGCCCACGGGTCCGATGACCGTGGCCCCCACGATGTGGATCCCGGCGTCATCGAAGGTGTAGCTGGAATAGGTCAGCCCGCCAGCCGCAGAAGCCACGCGGTACAACTTGCCCGACGCCAAGTCCTCGATGTGATCCTCGCAGAACAACACCCCGTCCGGCGAGCCCCAGCCCAGCGCGCTGTAGGGGCTGCCGTCAGCGTAGTACACCCGCACTTGATTCAGGGGGCTGACGCTGCCGTTGACGATGTTGAAGGTATGCACATTAGAGCTGCCGTCCAGGAAAATAAGCGAGTTGCCCGAGATCCGGTCGCCCTGGCTCATGTCCACGGCGGCCAAGCTGTCCAGGTCCACGCGATGCAGCGCACCCGCGCTCACGTAGTAAGCGGTTGAGCCCTCCACACGCACGCGGTCCCAGTTGTCGATCGGCACCGGGGGCGTGCGGAGCTCGCCGGTCGCCAGGGTTACGATAACTGTAACTTGGGCGTCAACGTAGTCCAGCTCGGCAAGCAAATACTCGGAAGTTAGCTGCGAAGTCCGAGTAATTGTAACAGCGACCGGCTGGCCCTCGGCGTCCTCGAAGGTGGCCTCGCCCACGGCGCCCGAGGTCAGTAGCTTCATCAGGGTTGCGCCATCGGGGGCTACTATGGAGCGGGAGCCGGAGGACGCGGCCAGGTACAGGCCCGCCGCGCCGGACAGGTCCACGCTGGCCGGGGGCGGGGTGCTACGCCCGCCCAGGGCGCAGCCCGCGAGGGCGAGCGC